AAAATGGTCTGCGCTGGCTTCAACGACTTGTATGAAATCATCAGTTTAAGGAGAAGTATATGTATGACAAATTTAGAACGTGGATGTATATAAACTCAGTGCAGGTTACTTGGTTCTTGATAGGCTTATTTACGGCCTTTGGAATTGACGCTCTAGGCACGGGTAATTTGATGGGTGCTGTGATTAACTTTGGTCTAGCTGGACTTAACTACGCACTAAGAAAGATCTAATATCAATATTACGCTATCTGTATAATTAGATAGCTATATATTAGTAACAGTTTTCATCGCACTTATCTATTGTCTAGCTCCTAGTGCGATGACCTCAAAGCCCAGGTAGAAATACCCGGGCTTCTTTTTAGGTTGACTTTCCGATATCAACCACTATATAATAATAGTATGATAACCTATACTCATGTGGAAGACTATTTGGAATATCTTGGTGGTTATGAAGTGGGCGTTACTGCCCTGATCACACCACACAGCGTGAATAGAATAAGCCTAGCCCGATATGACATAGCCATAGTAAACAGCATGGCATCAACAACTGTGTTTGGCACAGCTCTCACTGATAAGCAAGCAGAACTAGCTGTTAAACTGGTATTAAAGTACCGTAGACAGTTCGCTAAGATGGGTATAGATGTTGCACCAGCGGAGACGCCTGTGTTCCGTTTGGCACCACGTAAGATGGATCGCACCCGGGCTGTTTGGTTAGAGGGCGAGAATATAATAGTCAAGTTTCCCTATGACAATGACTTGATCAAAGAACTACAACAATTCAGAGAAGAAAGCCAAGGCAAGGCCTGGTATGATCGCGATAAAAAACTATGGAACTTGGCTATTACTGAATACAATGTCAATTGGATAGTACCGTGGGCTAATGGCTACGGGTTTGAAATTGATCATCAGGTACAGGAATTATTTGCAAAAATACTTGAGTGTGAACTGCAACCTTTTGAGATCAAACTGGTCCAAGATAAGAAGGGGTATAAAATAAGTAATGCATCAGCTAGTTTAAATGAATATATAGAACAGCGTGGTGGGTTCGGACGAGATAATCTGGTCAAGTTAATTGACTATGCTGGCCTGTGTGGGTATGACATAGATGATGACATCAAGAATTACTGTATGGAACATTATCCTACAGCACTGGTGGCCATTGGTAGTAAGCACAGCATACACTTGCCACCGAGCCCCACACACTTGAACATGATATTTGACTATGCTGAGATCACAGATCGTTATCCCGTCTGCATTTACAATCCTACCTTGTTTGAAATAGATCTCTCACGCTTTGAAGAGGAAGAGATAGTTAGGTTTGATAGAAATGGTAAGACTAAGACTAGCGATTATGATCCATATCGTGTTAAAGTAGTATATGCTGGAAAGATACCTGCGACCTGGGACTTTCCTGTGCCGTTGATGGTAACTACCTTTGAGATGATGTTTGGTGGACGTAAGATGGACTGGACACGTAGAGCAGAAAAGATCATCTACTATGGCACAACACAAATAAGAGAACAATATTAATGGCCTTAGCCCGACTAATAATTAAAGATGAAGTTAATGTAAAGATCGAGGGATTAGATCTACATGAACGCAAAGAACTATCTAATATGTTCAAGTATGAGATACCCGGTGCACGTTATCTGCCCGCAGTCCGTCTAGGACGTTGGGATGGCAAGATAGCATTCTTCCAAATGGGTGGTAGTACCTATGTTAATCTATTACCAGAAATTATTCCTTATCTGGACAGTCAAGGATATCATTTAGAACTAGAAGATCTACGTGATTATAAAACACAATATGACTTTGAAGAAGTGACTGAAACAACATTTGAACATATCATGTGGCCTGCTAAGCATCCTATGGCAGGCGAACCGATCGTTCTACGTGACTATCAAGTTGAGATCATTAACAAGTTCCTTGAGAATCCGCAGTGCTTACAAGAAATTGCCACAGGTGCAGGCAAGACTTTAATCACAGCCGCACTGAGTTATTGTTGTGAGCCACATGGTAGAACTATAGTCATCGTTCCAAACAAGAGTTTGGTCACACAAACAGAAGCAGACTACATCAACATGGGCCTGGATGTCGGAGTCTACTTTGGAGATCGTAAAGAATTTGGTAAGACACATACTATATGTACTTGGCAAAGCCTAAATATCTTGCTTAAAGGATCACGTAATCATGAAGTAGATATCACCATCGGTGAGTTCCTACAAGATGTTGTCTGTGTTATGGTCGACGAAGTGCATATGGCCAAAGCAGATGCGCTTAAAACTCTGCTTACTGGGGTAATGGCACATATACCTATACGCTGGGGATTAACCGGCACGATACCTAAAGAAGACTACGAATTTGTCAGCCTAAAGTGTTCAATAGGTGACGTTATTGGCCGGTTAAGTGCCAGTGAATTACAAGAGCAAGGTGTACTTGCTAACTGTCATGTAAACGTTCTACAGTTAGTTGATCATGTAGAGTATAAAGATTACCAAAGTGAATTGAGATATCTACTAGAGACAGAAGCAAGATTGGATTATATCGCCAAGTTGGTAGAGTCAATCCGTAAGAGTGGTAATACCTTGGTCCTGGTAGATCGTATCGCCCCAGGTAGGGCATTGATAGAAAAAATTAAAGATGCTGTATTTGTGTCAGGAGGCACTAAAGCAGATGATAGAAAAGAACAATATGACGACATTGCGACCATGGATGACAAGGTTATTGTTGCCACTTACGGTGTTGCTGCTGTTGGTATCAACATTCCTCGTGTTTTTAACCTTGTGCTTATTGAGCCTGGCAAGAGTTTTGTCAGGGTCATCCAAAGTATCGGGCGCGGCATCCGTAAAGCGGAAGACAAAGACTTCGTACAAATCTGGGACATAACATCAACATGTAAGTTTGCCAAACGGCATTTAACAAAAAGAAAGCAATTTTACAAGGAGGCTAACTACCCATTCGTTGTTGAAAAGACCGATTGGCAGTAATTTATGTATATACTAACCCTAGAAAACACAGCATATGAGATGAATGAGATTCCAGATGAAGTTGAGGATCTACGTTTCGCTATATTAGATAACAGTGATCCAAAAAATCCCGACTACTTCTTTATTCCGTTGATCTTCCTGGAAAGTTTCAATAGCCCAGCATTGGTATTACGTATTGGTAATAATTTAGTTAAGATGCCCGTGGATTGGCAGATACTCATCGGTGAGCCAGACTTTGGTGACTTAGAAGTTATACCATTGACCAGTATCAATGATCGTGGTTTTAGCGTGTTCTGTTTTAATCCTTTAGACAGTTTTAAACCAGAGTTTCATCCAATCGAGATCGTGGACATCTATCAAGATGTTAAATGGTATTTCCCAAAACTACGACCTGGACAGATGCTAGCAGTGCCAATCAATGACAGTCCACACCCACTGTGTGCTTATTTTGTCAAAGACATCAGTCGGCAGAGTGAGGTGGTGGACTACGGTAAGATATGGTAAAGAAAGGATTGAGCATGTGGAGACTTTGGGCCAAGGCCCTTGGACAGAAAGAAGGCATAACTGATAAAGAAGCAGACGTGGTTGCGGCAGTTAGGACAGCGATAGTGGCATTATATATCGTTACAAACTTGTTTATCATAGCTGGTATATTGAGACATTGGAATGGGTAATCTAGTACCAGGTGGAACTTACATATATGAAAGTCCAGATGGTGGACTGACTACCTATGCTCGTTTAGAAGGAACCACAGAACGCATAATGATTGGGCAAAGCTGGCAAGCCAAAGAATTGGTTGAGCAACGTATGTGGACGGACATATATAAGCATCGTAATCGAAATCGTGCTTTACAACATGCGGTAGAAGAATGTATAATTATATATAAGCTCTCAGAGGAATATAAAGATGTTTAATCCAAAAATGTTCAAGCAAAAAAAGAAACGTGAATTAGATCCAAATGCCCCACCACGCCCAAATCTCATGAGTCATGATAAGACTATACGCGAAAGCAAAGTAGAATTTGATCGTTTACGAGATTTAGTTAACCAGCAAGCAGATGAACTCACAGCATTAAAAAACAAATATAACAACATGCAATCTAGCGTAGATCGAATACTTAACTATCTCAGCAAGGGCTGGAGCAAGAAGTGAGCAATCCAGATCCACTATATATCGGTAATGAGATGGCAGCATTTGATCGCAAGGATCGAGATTACTATGATAAATTTACCGACGAACAACGCAAGAGTTTTTCAACTTACTTGATGCTGAAATATGGTGCTAACGTATCAGGCAGCGGTGATATGCAGGCCTATTATCTAATGGCCACTAATGAACGTATAAACAAACACTTTTTTGATATTAATCGACATCCTAAACTACAGTGGCTAGCCTGTACATCAGTTAGTCCTGGCATGGGTAACCAGTTCCATTACTGGTTGAAAACCAAAAAGAAAGAAGGTGACAACAAGAGCCAAAAGTTCCTGGCTAAGTTATATCCTACGATGAAATCTGATGAAATAAACCTATTGGCAAAAATCAATGATAAACGAGATATTGCAGACATGGCACGAAACCTCGGACTTGATGACAAATCAATTAAAGCCGAGCTATAAGTGCAAATATTGTAGTAAAGAGTTCCGCAAGGAATCAAGCCTTGCTGTGCACCTTTGCGAAGAAAAACGACGCTGGCAAGAAGAAAAAGAAACTGGTGTGCAGTTTGGACTCCAAGCATACCTACGCTTCTATGAACTAACACAGGGTTCAGCTAAGATGAAGTCATACACGGACTTTGTTGCTAGTCCTTACTATCGTGCGTTCGTCAAGTTTGGTCGTCACATGGTAGGTATCCGTGCCGTTAATCCTCGGATGTTTATAGATTGGGTGATCAAAGAAAACAAGAAACTTGACCATTGGACACACGAGCGAGTCTACTTAGAATATCTAAAACAGTATATGCGTAAGGAAGCAGTCCAAGATGCTCTTGAACGTGCCCTAAGGGAGATGCAGGATTATGCAGACGAACATGGAGAGTTTAAAAATGGATTTAGTGATTATTTTAGGTTTGGTAATCCTAATCGCGTGTGTCATCATATCGCTAATGGTAGGGTTAGCCCTTGGATTGTTTTTAATTGCGATACCGGTGTTGACTTTCTTGATGCTCTTAACGATGATCAAATTGGTCTTATTCTTCCTTGGATAGATCCAGAATATTGGCAACGAAAATTTAAAGATTATGTAGCAGACACTGAGTGGGTTAAACAGATATTAAAGGATGCAGGCCTTTGAAATTTCAATCAGACATTGACATAGACTTTGCAGATCGTCAACATGTATTGGACTTGTTAAACGTTACCCCAGCCAGCATCATACGTGATGGTAAATTAACAAAACATAACACAGGTGTTTATGCTACAGACATACCTGTAGATCCTTTTGTAGGATCAGCTAGTTTAGATTACAATGACGCAGAAGCACGTGGTTACATGAAACTAGACTTGCTGAATGTACATGTTTATAAACAAGTTCGAGATGAAACACATTTGATCAAGCTCATGCAGGAACCTGATTGGACTAAATTATACGATCCTGTAATCTGTAGTCAACTAATTCACATCAACAATCACTATGATACTCTACTTAAAATGCCTGAGCCTGTGGACTCTATTCCTAGACTGGCTATGTTCCTAGCAGTTATACGTCCAGGTAAAAGACATTTAGTTGGTCGTACTTGGAAAGATGTTAGTGCCACTGTCTGGGACAAGGTTGAGGGAGAATACAGTTTTAAGAAAGCACACGCGATCGCCTATGCTCAATTGGTTGTGGTAAATCTTAACTTACTTTGCGAATCAGCGTAATACTACGACGCTTGGATCTCTTATTTGATATTTCTTTAAGGCTTATATAAGGACCGTGTTTTATTTCTACATCTTTGCTGTTGAATGTCTTTAAACAAACTCTAAATTCCACCCAATCCTGCTTTAAAAACACGTTGATAGGCACTAGCCTATTGCTTTCCCACCACCATTGATCCGCTAGTTCTAAGTATGCCGTCTTCTGTGCCAGAGTGCGCAGAGCCGCATAATCGTAGATAGTGGTGATAATTTCGTCTGAATTTTGGATGATACCGATATAATCATTACCGCCATAGGTTATATAGCTGATAAACGGGTATTGATCTAAGAGTTTCTTGTAACTGTCTTCCA